GAAATAGTCACAGATGATGAATTTGAACCTTATGAGGAACCAGTTCCTGTTAAGAAAATTAATTCGATGTACAAGAAACAGAGTCAAAAGAAAGTGTTTTTAGATCAAAAACAATCTGGTTGTGTTTCTGGTAGAGATATATCCAGGTATTTTGACGATAGTACATTTCACGAAGTTGATGGAACTGAAATTGAACCTATTAACATTAAATCATTATCTTCCAGTCCAAGAGGGCTTATCAAAGATGACGAACCTACACCAGATTCGTTTTCTCTTAAATCTTTCTTCCCAAACTTTATTGATTTTAAAAAATGGATTGAAGAAAATGAGGTGCCATCTCCAAAATTTGTCGATATTGATTCCTACGACCCAGAAGAAATCAAATATCCATGGCTCAGACGAACCAAATCTTCAACTGAAGGAAAGAGTAGTAATCCTTGCAAAGAGCCACAAACAATTAAGCAACCGCCTGTACAAGATTCATTTGACCAAATGTCTCAAGAACAAGATGCAAAATTCTTCAATTTTTTGGATGCAAGCGCAAATAAACACTTTTCTTTCTTTTATAGGGTTTTTATCCGATCACAGAAAGAAATGGCGTATTATTCTGAGGGATTGCCATCTTTTTGCACCCCGAAAGCTGCTGCAGTTTTGTTTTCAACCTTAATTGTAGCTTATGGTTCTTATAAAGCATATAACTGGTTCAATAGTGGTGCTACCTTTGAAACTGAATCCCATGTTAAGCGATTTGCTCCTACTCGAGCTAAAACCACCAATAAGTTAAGGCTCAAACGAGCAATTGATGCAACGAAGAAACGATACAGGTCCTTCAAATTTCGTTGGATGGGTGAGAAGTTTATTAAGCAAACTCTTAGTATTGATGCTAGTAATTCTATCACCAAATCAGCTAAAGGAACTGTTCATTTATATGCAGCTGCGTTAGACGAAAGAGGGGAGCTTAAAACTCGAGAAGTTTGTACTGGATTTCACCTTAAAGATGGAATTATCGTGACAGTTGCTCATTTCTTGCTCAACTTTAGAGGAGAACAAGATATGTACATCATGATGAAGTATAAGGACGTTATCACAGAGATAGATATTGATACAGCAGAGTTTATAGTTGATTTGGATTTATGTTTTCTGCGAATGCCAAAGAAAACTCAATTACCACCAGCTATGTATAAATATCTTATTGCTGAAGACACAGAACATGTTGTGTACGATGGAATGCCACTTGTGATGGTATCAACAACCCCTTCAGGAACTCCTGTTTTTAAAGAAGTTACTAAGATAAGTGGTCCAGCTGAATGCAATTATTCTATTGGAACTGACAAAGTTGTTGTTCATGAACCAGTTGCTTATAAAGGTGAAACTTCACCAGGTCAATCTGGTTCAATGCTATTTATGCACGATTTACAAAATCGTCCTTTACTTATAGGTATACACTGTGGTGTTACCTTAGGAGATCGTGAAGCGTATCGAATTGCACTTCCAATTTGGAAGGAATTTATCGACCAGTTGTTGTTTGACATAGGTTGGGAGCAAGAAAGTCCAAGTGCAGAAACAGTTACAATTCAAACACAATCCTGTTCCTTTCCTTTAGAAATATTGAGAGAAGTTCCACCACATTTAGCATACAACCATTCAAAGCAGAGTAAAATTTTTCGGTCAGCTTTATGGGGTGCATTTGGAAATCCTGAATTTATCCCGTGTAAGCTTAGTAAGTTTACTAATTCTAAAGGTGTGGAGGTAGATCCGGCTTTGGATGCTCTTAAAAAATTCCGCCAAGAAGATTTTCCTGGAAGGATATCCGATGGAGCATTTGATTACGTTAGGAAACTGTATCCACGAAATGGTAAACCAGAAATCTTTCCATATGATAAAGCAGTCAATGGAGACTCCGCTCTGAATTTACCATCAATTAGAGTAAGTACTTCAGCAGGTTATCCAATTTGTCTAGAACAAAATAAGGGTAAGAGCAAGTATATACATTTTGATGGTGATAGGTTTGTTGTTGACGAAGCATTTTTGAACAAGGTAAAACAAGACGAAGAGAAATTACGACGTGGTGAACAAATAGAAGTTATTTGGGCAGATTGTCTTAAAGATGAAACCCGAGAACGAGAAAAAGTTGATGCAGGCAAAACACGTATCTTTACGGCTTGTCCACTACATTATCTTTTATTAGTCAGAAGATATTTTTTAGCTTTTATAGCAGAAGTTCAAAAACACTGCGTTCAAAAACCCGTTGCTGTTGGAATTAATGTCCATTCAATTGATTGGCAAATGTTGTACCAACGACTTTCTCAGAAAGCCAAATCGATTGTGGCTGGAGATTTTTCCCGATACGATACAAGTTTGTGTACAGCTTTTGCTAAATTTTTTGTCAAGTTCGTTAATTGGTGGTACGATGATGGGCCTGTAAACTGCAAAGTTCGTGAGTTGCTGTTTGAACATGTTTACCATGCCGTCCATATCTTTGGAACCGTAATGTTTATTTTGGCTATGGGAAATCCATCTGGAAACCCTTTGACCGCGATTTACAACTCAATAACAAACATAGCTGCTACTTACACTGTTCTCGTTGACTGTTTAGGTCTCAGAGAAGATGAATTTGAGTTAACGTGTTATGGAGATGATAACGTGATTGCAATAAACCGGCCAAACTATCGTTGTTGTGATTTAACACCTCATTATAAGGAAAGATTTGGTCTAGAATATACACATTACAGTAAATCTGCTGTCGAACCTTATGACACCCTTGAAAGCATAAGATATTTAGGGAGAAAATTCTGGGCTTGCGAAGGAATGATGAAAGCACCTTTGGAAGAGAGAGTTGTCTTAGAGATGGTGTATTGGATTCGTGGTAAACAAGCAAAGGAAGATAAACTTTTGTCAACAATCTCCGCCTTTGCTATAGAAACATCACATTTTGGGTGTGAACGTTTTCACGAATTAAAAGAGCAATTATTTGCCAAAATTAAGGAGATGTGTCCTGAGATATTACCAACAGTTGATAGAAATTATCAAAGTTACAGTTTTTATCACATGGGCATGTATGATCCCAGGTATTTAGTTAAATTCGCATGGTACGAGTCCAGTAATAGCGGAAAATCAAAACTCGAAACTTTAATGACAGATTGTGATGAAGTTGCTGTCATTAAAGCTATTAAAGAACGGCATCACGCAAAGCGAGCGTACAGATGTGAATCTGTGAATCATCCTTGGCAACAAGTAAAATGGACATGTAGAAGCAATCCTGTTAATTATGAAGTTAGAGAAGACAACGAGGAAACAAGAGAGACTCATATTCCAGAGGATACTCAAGGAACTCGAATTGGAACTTTTGCTGATGTTTCAACTTTGGTTCATGCCACACCAGCTGGACCAATATCAGTTGGACCACACAACTTACTTAACTTTGAAGAATATGATCTAAGTCAGAGCTTGTCACGAGTATATGAAGTTGCTGTGTGTACTTGGACTGAAGCACAAGCTATGGGGGCAGAATTGGCGACAATATCGTTTCCAAAAGTGTTATTTACACAATCTTTTATTGCAAATATTATTGGAGCATATAGCTATTTTACTGGTAGTGTGAGAGTATCATTTCGTATGTCTAGCAGCAAATATATTTATGGCAAGATTATAGCCAGTTCAAATCCTTTTCCAATTACATCTACAACGGATGCTGATGTTTATGGAATGGCTGGTTTGCCTCATGTGTTAATTTCAGCTGCTGAAGCATCGACAGTAGTTATGGATATACCATTTATAAGTATCTACCGTGCTTTGTCTATACAAAATCATTTTGCAGATGAAATTGCAAGAGTTAAAATTAGGGTTCTTAACCCATTGCGCAACACTGATGGAACCACAGCTTCGGCAGTTTTAACAGTTCAAGCACAGTTCGTGAACCCTAAAGTTTCACTCCCGATGTCATTTGAACCTCAAAGTTCAAGAGAGGCGAATATTAAGAGTGAACACAACTCAGTATCTAGCAAGTATGAATCTAAGAAAGGCAAACCGTTTACAGTGCGAATGCATAAAATATCCAAAACAATGGCTCCAATTCTTAAAGCTGCTGGACAAGCAGTTGCTGTGGCAAAAACAGCAATGGAAGTTGGAGAAACTGTAGCGACTGCTCTGGCGGTTGTTGGTTTAGACAAACCACCAACTCAAGATCGAAACACAATGGTTACATCAATACCTGATTTAGATCTTATGACTGCAAATGGAGTAGCACATAGTGTTAGTGTTGGTCACATGGTGGAACATGCAGTCTCCGTTGATCCCTTAGTGCCTGGTGAAGGAGATGTTATGAAGCTAACCAACATTTGTATGGTGCCTTCACTTATTTTAAGTGCCACCATGATTAACGGTACATTGCCACTTCCAATTTGCATAGCTGGGCCTCTTGTCGATCAAGGGTCAAATTTTAGACCAGCATACGTGGATTGGGTTGCCAATCAATTTTTGTATGTGTCAGGGACTATGAAATATAAAATATATGTTACAGCAGGTCTCTTTCAAGCCATACGCATAGTTTTGTTTTTGTGTCCTGATCAGTATGATGCAACACTATGGCAGGATTGTTATCACAAAGTTTATGATATACAAGGAGACACAGAGATAGAATTTTCTCTTCCTTACATGTGTCGAAATGTGATGAATTCCACAAGATTTCCTGACAAGACTCCATGTGTTTGGGTTCAGGTTTTAAGTTGGTCAACTCCAAATCCTACTGTTTCAGCACCCATCTACTTAAATATATATAAATCAGGGGGGTCTGATATGCAATTTGGCACTCTACTTGAGAAAACTATAGTGTTGGAGAGTAATCCGCGTGCAGATTTTGCTCAGGACTTTGAGTATTTTGATCATCATATGAAGTCATATGAAACAGATGGATTGGTTATTGGTGAGAAGATTGAATCTGTTAGAGAGATAGTTCATAGAATGGCACCATATGGAACTATGGCTCCAAATTCGTTTGTGCGTCCTTATACGTTTACTGCAACCAACAACACTTTCATGCATCTTGAAATGTGGGGATCCATTTTTAAGTTTTATCGAGGGTCAATTAGAGTTGCAGTTGTACCAAAAAGTTGTACACAAAATTCTGCCTTGGTAGTTAGGGTTCCACAGAATGCAGGATACCCGAGTTACAATCTCCCTTTCGTCAAATATGGAGACAAAAACATGGGTTTGATGCAAGTTGAAGCACCACACTTTGCAGCAGTGCCTTTATTGGCAACTCGGCAAGGAACTCAGAACAGCATTCCTCATCCCCTGGAGGTTGTTTTGTGTGGTAAACCAGGGGATAACTTTGTTTTGATGAAGGGTGGCGGTGACGACTTTAGTTTTAGCTTTCTGATGCCTCCAACAAAGCTTCCAACAACGACACCAACGACAATGGGTGTTTCAGCACTTCAAACTTATTTCCAAACATAAGCTTGAAAAGGCATGTCTTTAATGTAGTTGTTTACAATTGCGCTTATGAACCACGGCGCAGTTAAATTTTATGTTATTATTATTAT